TTGACATTGTAGTACGACGATTACCGCTTAAGCCTTCCAATAGGGCTGATTTGGTTTCGTCCCAACGTCCTTCAATTAGTTCTTGTGTCATAGGGTCTTCTCCAATTAATATTTAGTTTCTTATTAGTCCAGCCAGACGCTTCATTTCAATAATATTGTTTGAATTCTGATCTGCTTTAACAGTACGATCACCGGTTACTTCAGTGCGAGTTTCTGCAATCATTTCCTTTTTTGCTGGAGTTGATGCAGTGCCTTCCATAACTGGATTGAGATACTTTTTAAATGCTGCGTCTAATTTATCTGTTGGGACTGATTCCAGCAGTGTTGACATCACAGCGGCTTTGTCTTTGCTTAGCGGACCAAGCAAATCGTTGATTTTGCCTTTTCTTTCGATACTTTCGTTGATGCGGCGTATTTCATCATTTTTCTTCTTAACTTCAGTCATTGCACGTTCTGATTCTTCACGAGCTTCACTAAGTTGATTCATCACTTCATGCATCTGCTTAGTTAACTTCTTGATATCAGCACGTTCGTTAAGATAACTTGCACCAAATTCAGTTGCAAAAGCTTCGAAAATCTTACGACCGAAGTTGTTTTCTTTTGCTTCTTGAATATCAGTTTTAAGTTGATTTAGTTCTGAACGTAGATGATTTGTGACAGTACCTTCTACTAGCGCACTTGCTTTCTTTACAAAAGAATCACGAAGTGTTTCTAGTTTCTTGCGTCCTTCAGTTACTACTGCAACCTTAGTACGTGCAAGATCAGCCTTATCTTGTGCAAATTCTGCAATCTCTGCTTGTAGGTTTTCAGCAACGAATGCTTCTAACTTTCCAATAGTATTATGCATAGCTGCACGGTCTTTACGAAGTTCTGAAATTTCACCTGCAAGTGATTCACTCAAGTAAGAATCAAAATTCTTAGCTTTATTCATCATTTGCTGTGTGAACTTTACACGATCTTCACTAACCAATTCACGTTCTGCTGCAATCTTACGAACTTCAGCAGTCAGTGATTCGCTAACCATCTTGTCCAGAGCCTCTACCATAACAGCACGGTCATGTGCGTAACGACCTGCCATTTCTTCACGAATTTCTGTACGAATTTCACTACGTGCTTCTTCTAGTTTTGCATTCCATGCTTCTTCTAGAGTCTTACGAGTATCTTCGTTCAGAAGTCCGCTTTCTAGTAATGGTTTTAGAGCTTCGAACATTAATTTCTCCTGAACTTATATTTTCAATTCATTAATAAACTTACGGACTGATTCCTGTAAGTATTTCTGAACTCGTTGATCTTGATTTAAATCTTTAGCCATTTCTAGTATACGATGTCCACCATTCATATTCATTAGCCCTTCATAGACTGCTGTTGGGTAGGCATTAGGTGCACTAGGCTGTGCTACTATATCAACAGTTACGATATCAAAATCGCTTACTGCGCCGTCGTGTTCATTAACATTGCCTGATCCACGACTGCTTACTCCTAGTTTAACACCACTTTCTAACATGGTGCGAACTAAATTGCCCATTGGTGTAGGCAAAATCTTCATCTTTCCAAAACCATTTGGTCCATCTAACCACATTTCTGTAATCATATGGCTTACACGATCAAGATTGATGCGTAGGTTGGTTGGGTGATCTACTTCACCCAACACACTATAACCTGTTTTAATTTGCTTATTGAGTGTTTCAATAGCACGATTAATTTCAGTGATAGGATAAACACGACTGTTAGCGTTCTTTACACCACCTTGGATACAAATGCCTTTCAGATAAAGGTTTTTACCTTCATCTGAATGACTCATTTCCATTTTAGCCTGATCGTAACTAAGATTTTCGATAAGCAAATTACTCATTATTATTCCTTATTAGCGAGGTAGAACATCTTTCTTATTGATGTTTGGACCGCCGCCAGTTGCAAACTTTCCTTCTGCACTTTGTGGTTTCTTAGCATTTGAGAAAGCCTTGCCAGCGTTTGCGCCTGGAGTGTTTAGAAACTTGCCATTGCCTGGAAGCTTGCCTTCACCCTTGCTATATTCATTGCTTGGACCTTTATAAGTTTTGCCATCTGGGTCTTCGTTTGTGTCACCACGAACTAGATTCTTAACAGTGCCGCCCATGTCGTTCTTGCTAGCAACTACGCTCTTCTTCTGAGTTGAAGACTTGTAACTGTTAACTGCACCAACTGGTGAACCTTCGGTATTGCCTGGATTTGCAACCTTTTCAACATACTCACGAACAACGCCTTCTTCTGCAAAATCTGGATCGTTTTCGCCGTCACTGTGTTCTGGCTCACTCTTTTCATCAGCCATTAACTTTTCAAACTCAGCCTTTAGTTCATCAAGGGCATCTTCAAGGTCCATAACACGGTCTTCCATGTCACCTTCACCTTCTTCATGACCCATGTCCATATCGCCATCATTGTCCATGTCCATGTCCATGTCATCATGATCACTATCATCATCCATATCCATGCCTTCATGGTCAGCTTCAATGTCATGCATCATGTCATCAGTAGAGTCCATGCTGTCACCAGTTTCATCCATGTCATGATCATAGTTTTCATCCATTTCTTCTTCCATTTCTTCAGCAACAAGTTCGTTGTAAAGATTACGGCTCTTTTCGACAACAAGATTATGGAATAGTTCCTTAGCCTTGTCGGTTTCATCATTAATGATGTATTCAATAAGTTGTTCGTAACGACTACGCATATGTTAAACTCCTGTGGGGTTTTGTCCTATGTTTATATTTAATATGTAGTATTAAATACAGGTCCAAATAGGTTGTTTTTGACGATTTTGTGAATTATAGACCTGGTTGAGGTGCTGCAGTGGCACCATATTGCTTACGCACCTTCATGATTTCTTCTACGTATTCAACATTTCTTTGATCGTTCATCTTACGTAGCTGATTAATTTGCGCAAGCGTAAGTTTGGTTTTGCGCAGATCATGTGTTTTTGCAACGCTATTATCACGACTTAAATCCTGATATTCACCATTATCATCATTAAACATTTCATTTAAAAGCATTGCTACAACCTCAGTAAAAATTATTTAGCGTTTTAACCGCCTGCAAGAGGTGCGCCTGCAGTCTGACCGCCAGCAGCAGCGCCGCCAGCACCACCTGTTTGACTAGGGATGCCACCAGCACCAACTTCACCACCTGCTTCAGGGGGTGGTCCGCCACCAGGTATACCGCCTTCTTGACCAGCAGCTTCAATGTCACTCAATGTTTCTAAATCAGTATTAATGCCACCTGGCGTAACACCAACATTTCGTAGGTCACTGCCTTGCATTTGACTTTGTGGTTGGTCTTCACCACGTTCTTCATGCCACATCTTTTCGTTTTCTGCCATTTCAATATCAGTTAAACCAAGATATTTTTTCATCATAAACCGTTTACTCATGAATTCTGTTGCAACAATTTGAGTAAATGCTCCAATTCTGCTTGTGTTTAATTCAATTTCACGATATGCAGCAAAGTTTTGCGGTTCATTAAAACGCAATTCAAAGATACTATTATCAAGATTAAATCCGCGCCATTTCAAAAATAACTTAAATTCATCATCAAATTTTGGCGCAATATATTTTTGTAGACGCTTGCAATACTCATTAAAACGATATTCTTGTATAAGTGCAGTAGTTACTTTACCATCTGTAAATGCTCGGTCACTATCTTCTGGTCCAGTTGGCAGATAACTACTTGGAATGCGCAGTGAACGATACAATTTATTAGTAAAATAACGTAAATCATCAATTTCACCAAGGTTTTGACCACCTGGTAACACTTCTACTGATGAACCACGACCTTCTGCAGTCTGTGGAAAAAAGAAATCTTCATTCATGCTCATTGGATTATAACTTGCATCCATAAGATTTTGTCCACCACCACTTTGTGTTGGTATTCTGCGTTGATTGATTTCGTTTTTAACACGCTCAACAAACTGCATTGCAAGATGTGCTGGCATATTACCAACATCAATTTTAAACATACGTCGTTCAGGTGCACGAGAGATACGATAGATTAGAATAGCGTCTTCTAATAGTTCTTTTTGCTTATAAACTTTAAAAATTGCTTCAAAGAGACTAACGCCAAACGGCCAGTTAACATCTAAACCTTCTGTCAAACTTAAATGAACAACATGTTCTGCTGCTACTGGAAATTCATTGTTGCCAGCACCAAAACGTGTATTAGGCGAAAATAATTCACCGCCCGCAGTATAACTGCGACTACCACCCATATATGGAGCAAATGCATAAGAATCATTTGGACCAGGCGGTCTGGTGATTGTAGAGTTTTGTAAATTAGGATTCAAATCACGAATATAGTAGATTTCTGGAACCTTGCCTTGACTTTCGTTGACAATAACTTTAGAAACTCGATTCATTTCAGTCCAGTACCACTTATAAGTTTCTGGATCACGAACAAATACTTGATCGCCGTATTTTAAGGTATTACGGAACATTTTAAAGATGCGTTTATCAAATTCATTTAAATTATACCAACTTTTTAGTTGTTCTTTAAGAATCATAATTTCATTTTGCGTAGCATCTTCATTAAAATGAATATCAAAAGCAGTGCCTGTGTCATCATTTAACTGTGTGCAGAACTCACTTAAGATATCAAGCGCAGTATTAGCTTCGCTGTCTAAATCCATGTTTTCGTACTGTGTATAACGATCTATTCTGTTCGGATGCCCGCTGTAAACATCTGGTAACATAGATTGATAGTTACGATAGGCTGCGTTTGCCTGTGAACCAAGATAATTGTAACTGCTATAATCTGTTACGCTGCCATTAACAGGGCTATATGCCCCATCACTTACAATCCGCCAATGTTTACGCCAAGCCATGTGTAGTTCCTTATTGGATATTTATGGATATATTACAGCATCACGCAATTCTATGCGCAGTCATCTCGGTATAATTGGCAACAGATTTTGTTGCACTAATTAAATCATCTACTTTGCTTATCAAAGTAGTCATTAAATCATCGCTTGCTTGTGTTGTTCTTTGTGCTTGTTCACCAAAATTTGAATTTGCAGCTAGTAATTCTGTAATTCTACTGTTTTCAGATTGTCTTGTTTGTGATGCATCAATAAGCATTGCAGTTAAGTCAGGTGGCAAAACTGCCTCAGTTCCGTGTAGCGTTGCAGGTTGTCTTGTTTGTGATGCATCAATAAGCATTGCAGTTAAGTCAGGTGGCAAAACTGCCTCAGTTCCGTGTAGCGTTGCAGGATATCCACTAAATGGACCTCTGGCAATACCACCTACTGCAAATTCTCCTCCACTGTGTAATTCATAATATTCTCTAGTGCCAAATTCTGGTTGACCAGGTGTAGTGGTAGTAGTTGGAACCGTTGGCTGTAAAAATGGATTACTTGCTCTTGCTGCGTTTTCTTGTTGTAAATTAGTTAATGCTGTATTTTGTTGTTGGCTTGTTAATTGTCTAATACGTCTTTGCATTTCTGCATCGTTTTCTTCATTAGTAATATTACCAACAATTCCACCAGCAGCTTGTTGTGCTTTAGGTTTATAGTTTTCAAGCAAATCAGCGAATACAGAAAAACTATGAACTAAAGCAAGAGTTTTTTCATTCAACGCATTAACTGCCTTTACATAAGGTCCAAGTGCACCAACAGCAGCATTTTCTAAACTAATTTTTGCTTGCATTCCATCTATTTCAGCTTGTGCAAGGTCTTTAAGTTTTTGATCTGTTGATTTTTCTTCAGTTGGTTTTTTTGCGTCAGCAATTTGTTTCAGTGTAAGTTGCGCTAATCCACTAAATGCTTTTAGTGAATCGGCAGCAAGTTTCAAACCTTCAGGTAATGCACCCGCTGCAACACCTGCTGTTGCTTGATCTTTTGCGTTTAATAATTGGCTTTGAACTACTTTAGCAGTGGATGCTGAAAGTTCGGTAATTTGGGTTCCTAAAGCTTTTCCGCTTCCCACCAAATCAACTAGTGCAAAAGCAGTATTACCAATTTCTGGTGCAATATTAGTAAGTTGGGTAGCGCCTTCGCTGAATATTGAACCTGTAGCCATAATATCTTTAACGGTTGCTTTTGTAGCCTCTGGTAATGCTGCAAATTGCAATTCAACATTTTTTCTATAATCAGCACCAAACTTTACCTCTAAATCGTTTAAGTATTGCTGATAACGCAATTCCTTAAAATCATTATCAGCTTTATCTTGCAGTGTTTTTGCATTTTGACCAGTTAAATCTGATATTACACGCAAGTTTTTAGCGTAGTCAGCTACTGCTTGTGCAACTTGAGTATTGGTCGCGCCACCAACAGTTTTAGAAACATCAGCACCTACTTTAGCAATGATACCTGGTATTTCTTCTACACTGTAACCTAACTCAACAAATCGTTGTCTAAAATTAGCACCCATAACATTTGGTTTAGCTAATTCCGTAGAAACCGCAGCAATTCTTTTAGCACCATTTACAACATCGCCGCCAAAGGTTGCTAAATCTTCACTATTATCTTTCATCATTTTACTGAATGTGCTCATGTCTACACCAGCAGCATGCGCAGTATCTTTTAGTTCAGTAAATCCGCCTACCATTAAACCACCAACACTGGCAGCATCTTTAAAAGCAGTGCTTACAAGCATAACTTGCTTGTTCATTATAGGCATTATATTAGTAGCAATAAATCCAAGTGCTTCGCCAGCAAGACCAGATGCTTCAGTTAAAAAACCCATTGCAGCCGCAGCTTCTGGTCCAGCTACAAGTGCAAATGCGGTAAGTTCAGTTTTATGGTCGCCTAAGAACTTTAAAGCACTGGCAAAAGTTGAGGCACTAGTAGTTGCCAAATCTAGGGCAAATTGCAGCGAACTAGTGCTACTTTGATAAGAACTTATTAATCCAGTTGTAAATTTAAAAGCACCATCTAGCATTTTAATAGGAGTTTGCAATTTATATAATATTTCAGAAAATTTAATTGATCTTTCTGTAGCATTGCCCGTCGCTTCTAGATAAGCATCAAATCTAGGTTTAAGTTCTTCTGGAACTGCATTTTTTATTTGTTCGTTCATGCTTTTTATAGCAAGACGAGCTTCTTCTGCGCCTATTTCTCCACTTTTTTGTGATTGTAAAATTCTTTTTTCTTCTTCAGAACGCTCTTTGAGTAATTTTAAATAGTTTTTATCATATTCGTTTTTTAACTTATCATAGGTTATGTTAGATTGAGTTCTTTGGTTCATGATTAGCAAAGTATTACCAAGCGTACCATATCGGTCAGTAACATTTTTCATAGCATCACTATAGTCTTGTAGTTCTTTATCACTTAATTCTGACATGTTTTTTCAACCATTAAATACTGTAAATGCAGTCATCTATTATTTATGGAAGTAAAAAACATGCAATCTAACAATCCGTTAAGCAAACACTTTAGACACCCTACAATTTTTCTCAAATTACCTAGTAATGGAAAATACTGGCCACCTGGCAGTATTATGTTAACTGCTACAGGTGAACTTGGCGTAATGCCAATGACTGCCAAAGATGAAATTATGTTGCGTACTCCAGATGCACTTATGAATGGTCAGGGAGTAGTAAGTGTGATTGAAAGTTGTATTCCAGAAATCAAAAATGCATGGGCAATGCCAACTATAGACAGTGATGCTATTTTGATTGCAATACGAATAGCTACTTATGGACAAAACATGGACATGGACAGCAATTGCCCTAATTGTCAGCATGATAATCGCCATCAACTTGATCTTAACACTATATTGCTTAATAATCGCAGTCCAGATTATAGCAAAACATTAGAAGTAGAAGGGTTAATCTTTAAATTTAAACCGCTAAGTTATATCCAAAGCACAAAAAATAACATTGCTAACTTTGAACAACAAAAGATTATGCAATTGCTAATGGACGATAATCTAGACGCAGAAACACGCAAAGCACAATTTGATATACATCTGCAGAAAATTATTGATAGTAACATCAACATTCTTACATTTAGCACCGAAAGTATCACTTCAGAATCTGGCGAAGTAGTTACAGATAAAGAATTTATTGCTGAATTTTATACTAATGCAAACAATGGAACTATTAAAACAATCCAAGAAAGCATGCAAAAGATATTAGATTCTGTTAAAATGCCTTCACCAAGAGTGCAATGTGAAGAATGTAGCACTGAATATAATCTTGAGGTTGCGTTTGATTACGCAAATTTTTTCGAACCACTATCGTAAATCTTACACTCGAAGAAATTATGGCGATAGTGGAGAAATACGAAGGCGAAGTTAAATCAATTAAAGCAAGTATTCTAAAGATGTGTTGGTACATGCGTGGTGGCATTACCTATGAAGAAGCTATGGCAATGAGCGTTAATGAACGCAATCTTATTAATAGTATAATTGAGGGAAATATTGAAACTACTAAGAAAAGCGGTCTTCCTTTCTTTTGATCTTATATGATGTGCTTCGCACATCAGTTCGTTCGCTGTCGCTCACTCACCTTTCGCTTCGCTCTTAATAATATTATTATAATTAATCTTTACAGTTTCATTTAGACCAGATTTTAGACATAGATTTCCTTAAGCAGGAAATCCATGTCTGTGACGCTTCATTTGAGCCATCAAATAGACACTAACAAACGGAACTCATAATTGAGTGGGGCGGTTAGCCGGTACCCCTTTGCATCCTGTAGATTATAGCCAACGGACCCTACATATACCCTTGTTAGCGAACATATGTAAGTTGAGGTTGCTTTTTCTCAGAGCCTCATCGTTTAGC